GAAAGAGTGGGGACCGATAGACAAGGTTATCTCGGACCAGTTCTTGAAACCAAGGTTCCGTACTTGACCACCACATCTCGTGCTGATCTGTTTAGCGCCTTTAACAAAAGGGCTAATTACTTTTCAGCTGAGAGGATCGATCCAGCCATCCGCGGCTGCGTGGTCAGGATGATACGCAAATTGGTTCCAGTGCCCATGCCCACCATCGAATGGGACACTGAACTTTACAGGAACTGGCTCGGCATGTTCGACCATGAAAAACAAGCGAGGATGGAGAAGGCATACCAGTCAACCGGCTTGAACAGGTTATCTGATTATTCCAGCAAGCAAATCTTTACGAAGGTTGAGGCACTCGTCAAGGACCACGACACGGTCGCCCCCAGGCTCATATTCCAAGGTACCGATTACTACAATATGGTGTCTGGACCCGTGTTTAAGGTTTTGATGGAGCGCTTCCTTTTGACTCAAGATCAGCTGGAAGAAGTTAAGTTCAGAGTGGCCTACAAGCAAAACACCACCGACATAGTTGAGTTCCTCGAGTCCGTCCCTTGCAAGAGTTACATTGAAGCTGATTTCACAGCTAATGACAAAACTCAAGTGAAGGACGTCATCGAATTGGAATGTATGTTGATGGCCAGGTTGGGTGCTCCCAAGTGGTTCCTCAGATTGCACAAGGCATCAAACAAGTTTTCTGTGTACAACACGAAGTACGGCATGTCTGCCGTCATAGAAAATCAAATGCCTTCCGGGTGCACTGACGGTACCTTTAGGAACACCTTTTGGAATTTGTCTATCCTCTATTCTTGGGCAAGAAAAGTTAGAGTTACTGGCATTGTCGCCGCCATCCTTGGTGACGACATGTTAGCGGGTTTGCCTGTCAGGGTGCGCAGGGCCGCCAGGCGTTACCGCCTGACTGCCGCTGCTGCGCGCATGACGGCTAAGGTCACCACTTCACCCCGGTTGAGCGGGTCACATTTCCTTTCCAAGCACTTCATTCCTGTTAGCAGGGGTGAGTCTGGGCATGTGATGCTCCCGTTCATAGGTAAAGTGTTGGCCAAGTTCAACGCCCGCCCTAACTCCAACGAATCTGTGTCTGATGATGAGTACATGGCTGGGAAGTCACTTTCCCACTGTTATGAGTTTCGTCATTGTCACGTCCTCAGGGATCTCTTTGTAGAAAGAGCCAATTTTCACTTGCTGCGTTCTGGCGGCAAGTACTCACTTGAGGGTGTGACCTACCACGTCAGGATCCATGCCGCCTATCCTGGGGAGATTGAGTCTCTCCTAGACGGTTCAACTTCTCATCCCGACTTGGTAACTGCTGACGATTTGTCCGACTTTTGGTTGGGCTTAGCTGATATCGTGTACTCTGATCTTATCACTATTCTCCGGCGTGTAATACTTCACGGTCATTACGAGCTCGTCGGAGACCTTGTGGCAACTTTCCTCGTCGATTACTGACTTCACCCGCTGCGCCCACCACAGTGCACCGGAGGAACGCCAGTGCGACCCGGTCATCTGCACTTCGCCCACACATGGCAAAAAACGAAC